TTACATATGAATATTTAGGTGGAGAAACGACAGATGGATTAGATCGTTATTCACAAGAAGGTATGCCACGTATGGTTGTGCATAATACGCATCTTTATGTTGACATTGCTAAGGATATTGATAAAATGGTAGATTCACATGTAGAATTGTTAGAGACAGCTATTCCGACAGATTTATTCAATGTAGTATTATCATTACATGATATGTTTGCAGATCCTGACAATGCAATGCACGTTTATTCAAAATACAAAAAGACATATAAAAAATTCGGTGGTGATTCTATTTCAACTACTGATGCAAATAAGTTCGCAGAATTCTTTAAATTTTAAAAGGTAAAAATGGAAAAAAGCAAGTTACAATCGTTTATTAATCGTTATTATTTAGCAGGAAACTGCGAAGCGGTTACTTTGAAAGAAAATGCAACCGGTGTAGGTTGTGATTTAATTGACCAAGATCAAACTATCGTTGGCAAATTGCAATGGAAAACTTCTCCGTTCATGAAAGGTTCGTTAGGTATTAATCATACCGGAGCTTTAACAAAAATGCTTGGCGCGGTAGGTGAGAATATTGATATTCAAGTTCAGGAAGCTAGCGGGAAAAACTATGCAATGAAAATTTCTGAAGGATCAACTAAATTAACATTCATGTTAGCAGATACCACAGTTATTCCAGCAGTTCCTACAATTAATGCAGAACCAGAATATTTAGTAGATATCAATGTAGATGATGATTTCACTACAAAGTTTATTAAAGCAAAGAATGCACTTCCAGATGCCAAAAATTTTGCAGTTCAAGTTAAAGGCGGTAAAATTATCTTTGTGATTAATTATACTACTATCAACGCAGATAACATTTCATTTGAAATTGGCAATACTCCAGTAAAGGATATGGAACCTATTTGTTTTTCGGCAGATAAACTAAAAGAAGTTTTAATTGCAAACAAAGGAGATATGGGTACATTACACGTATCGCCAGACGGATTGGCTCGTATTGATTTTATAGGTTCAGATTTTGAATCATCTTATTGGTTAGTACAATTACAGAATTAATTATGATAGTACCAGTAGTAAATAAATCAAATAATGCACTCCCGGAATATGAAACTCCGGGAGCTGCTGGATTAGATGTTCGTTGCACCGAAGATTTTACAGTTGATCCAGGAGGCAGATGTCTAGTACCTACCGGATTGTTTGTCGAAGTTCCATATGGCTATGAAATACAGGTAAGACCTAGAAGCGGATTAGCACTTAAACATGGAATTACTGTGTTAAATTCACCGGGTACTGTCGATTCAGATTATCGAGGAGAATTGGGAGTAATTTTAATCAATCATGGTCCAAGATCGGTAGCATTTGAAGCCGGCGATCGAGTTGCTCAAATTGTGTTAGCAAAAGTTGAACGTATTGAATGGTATTTAACTGACGTGTTGACAGGGACAAAACGTGGAGAAAACGGATTTGGTTCTACGGGTGGAAATTAATATAATATAGTATGTTTGGAACACAAGAAAATACACTTTGGGTAGAAGCATTTCGCCCGGATACTTTAGATGGTTATATTGGAAATGAGCACATTATTGAAAAAGTTAGAATCTTTATTGCTAATGGGGATGTTCCTCACTTGTTATTTTATGGCACGGCTGGCACTGGCAAGACAACGTTGGCAAAAATCATTGCAGGATCAGTTGACGCGGATATAATGTATATCAATGCATCGGATGAAAACTCAGTAGATGCGGTCCGCGATAAGATTAAGCGTTATGCATCAACAGTAGGATTTCGTCGTTGGAAGATTATCATTCTGGATGAAGCAGATTACTTAACACCGAATGCACAGGCAGCATTGCGTAATCTAATGGAAACATACAGCAAGACAACGCGATTTATTTTGACTTGTAATTATGTAGAAAAGATTATTGATCCGATTCAATCTCGTTGCCAGACATTTGCTATTGCTCCCCCAAGTAAAACTGATGTAGCACAGAGATTGGTTGCAGTATTGCAAGAAAAAGGAGTAGAGTTCGATATTAAAGATGTAGCATCAATTATCAATGCATCATATCCAGATATTCGACGAGCTATTAATGCAGCCCAAGCATCTGTTGTTAACGGTAAATTGCAACTAGATAAAGCAAGTGCGATACAAGCTAATTACATGACAGAAGTATTAGAAGTATTGCGAGATCCAAAAAACAAGCAATCAGCATTTACCAAGATACGACAAATCGTTGCAGATAGCAAAGTAAAAGACTTCACTCCATTGTATACATTTTTATATGATAATTTAGATGAATATGCAACAGGTCATATTGGAGCAGTTATTTTGATTATCGCAGAAGCACAATATAAAGATGCTAGTGTGGTTGACAAAGAAATCAACATCATGGCAATGTTTATAAATTTATTAGGAGAACTATGAGTAAATTAAATGTAAATATCGGTCCAAATGATATGCAACCGATTACATGCAAAGAATGCAACGGAATGTATTTCCGGCAAGTAATGGCAATCAACAAAGTATCTAAATTCTTAACAGGTCAAGACAAAGACACAATGGTACCTATTCCGGTGTTTCGTTGTGATGATTGTGGAGCCATTCCGGAAGAATTTCAACCAATTAAAGTTAAAAAGTAATGTCTAGTCCATATCACAAAGAAAATGTTACGGTAGTGTTTAAAACATCTAATCGTAGCAATGCTAAAACAAAAATGAAAACATTTCGTAACAAATCGATTGATGATATACTGGACAAGAAACTAACAGGTATTCCAGATACTGCAGTTATTTTAGAAATTGGTATGGGTAGCAGATTTGAAGAACAGTTTAAGACAAAATACAAACTATGAGCGAAAAGAAATCTGCTACTATATTTGATTTTATCGGAGGTATAACTGATAAAAAGAAACAATGGTCTAAATGGTCGGAACCAGATCGAAAATTGTTTAGCCCGTATATCATAAACCGTTGGTTGAGTATGCGGCAAGAATTAGTTGGATTGGTTAACGAATTGCAAACATATACAATTGGATTATTAAGACCGGCAGAGACTTATAAATTATATCATGATTTATTGCCTACATCGAAAAGTTATGCAAAATATGTTAAAGGCAAAAAGGATGATAAATATTCTGACAAATTAATTGATCAAATTGCACAACATTATCTAGTTAGCAAAACAGAGGCTACTGATTACGTAGAAATCATGACACAAGAAGATTGCACTAAAATATTACAACTTTACGGATATACTGAAGCAGAAATTAAAAATATGCTGAAAGGAGTTAAAAAATGAGTGGACACACACAAAAACATTATCAAGGCAAAGCAGGAAGCTTATATAAATTTGCAGAAGATTGGGGACTTAATGCTTATGAGTTTGACATCATTAAACGCATTGTAAGATGCCGGCACAAAGGAAAATTTGAAGAAGATTTAAAAAAGACCAAAGATACCATTGACATTTACCTGGCAGAACAACGACGTCATTATTTGGATCTTTCAAAATAATTTCATATAATAAAAGAAAAAAATGAAAAAACTATTTGTATTAGCAGTAGCTGCATTGTCACTGACATCATGCACGGAGAATTATTCTAACGGAGAACGTATCGGAATGATCACTAAATTTTCTGAAAAAGGTTTGGTTTATAGTTCATGGGAAGGAACTTTGAACACCACCCAAACCGGAATGAATTCAGCAGAACCATTTGAGTTCTCAGTTGATAATGATGTGAATGATCCTAAAACGATTGCCACATTGGATAGTGCAGCAAATGAAGGGTGGAAAGTTAAAATCAAATATCATCAAACATTTGGTAAAAATTGGTTTAATAACAGAGGAGAAACTAATTACTTTGTTAAAGAGGTAGTAGTGCTTGATAAGGATCCAATTGGTAACATGTTTGGGGATACCAATAAACCAGCTGGCCATGTAATTGACACAATTTATGTTGTCATTGACAAGTCCCAATTGAAATAAGTTATACGAAGTGCTAGCAGTAATGTTAGCACTTTTTTACTGTTTATTTATAATCCATTCCAAGTAAATGTTAAATTTTTAATATTCCATTCTATATTTTCATGTATGTAATATACAAAATTAATAGATAGTTCTTTATCATTTTCAATAGCATCAATAATCATTTTTAACAATGAATAGATATTTTGAATATTAATTTTATCATGTTTGTCGCAATGCGGATATATGTTTCTCAATGTAGGCAATATATTTTTATTAACATAAGATGCAAACCAAGAAGACGCTGCTAATTCATCATCTCCCGAAACAAATCTAATATTTGGATCTTGTTTTATTTGCGCAGGATTCCAACTTTTAAATTTTGAAAAATATTTTTCTGGGTTGTTTATTATGTAGTATACAGTACCTATAATTGCTCGTATTTTTTTATTATATGATTCTTGTCTAACCGGATAGTTTTTTTGTGTATACTTATAAAATATTTGTCTAACTTTACATCCGGTTTTTGGCAAATATTTATAATCTAATACTTGTTTTATATCCTCGATATTTGAATACCGATTGAGTATTGTGCTAGGGCTTGTATGATTTGATGAGTTAGAAGGATCCGCGCGGTGTATTACATCGGTTTCGGAACCAGATCCAGCACCTCTACTTACTAATCCGACCCATGCTTTACCATCTCTACTTTCATTGATAGTAACTTTCCATGAAACAAAATAGTTACTATTATCCATATGTATTTCTACATTAGTTATATCTGGATTATATCCAGCATTGTAAATTTCTTTAAGTTTTTTATTAACTTTTATATTCATGCCACCAACCGTACGGCCATGTGTGTCATTGAATGCATGAAATTCATCACAACCTCTTCCTCGATATGACCCTTCCACATATATAGGAAATTTTAATTTTGTACTTTCTGTTAATAGTGATTTTAGTTTCATTACATTAATAAATATGTAATTATTTGGTTCTTATTGATTTTTTTACTATATTAATAGTATGAAACAAGGAAACTATATAGCACCCATCTATCAGTTATCTTTGCGTGATGCAACTACGGTTCCTCGTAAGATATCTTATTCACAATGGTCCATGTATGAGAAATGTCCACGTCAATGGAAGTTGTCATACATTGATAACTTGGCTCCATTTACATTCAGCATAGAAACATGTTTCGGTACTGCATTTCACGAAACCTTGCAACACTACTTAACGGTTATGTATACCGAATCTGTTAAACGTGCAGATGATTTAAATCTTCGTGACATCTTAACTAACAAGCTTCGTGAAGAATATAAGCGTTGTGTAGAAGAAAATGGCGGAACCCATTTTTCAAATCCGTTGCAACTAGCAGAATACCTAGAAGATGGTGCTGCTATATTAGATTGGTTAAAAAAGCGCCGCAAACAGTATTTCTCCACAAAGAATTGGGAACTGGTAGGCATAGAAATTGAATTGTGCACTCAGGCATCTGAAAAGAATCCTTCTGTGTTTTGGTACGGCTTTATTGATGTAGTACTTCGAGATACTGTAAACAATAAAATTTATATACTCGATATTAAAACAAGTCGAGCAGGTTGGAATAAATTTCAAAAACAGGATTCTATCAAAGCTGCACAATTAATTGCATATAAGAATTATTTTTCAACTCAGTTTGGAACACCTAAAGAAAACATCGATGTTGAGTTCTTTATTGTGAAGCGAAAGCTAATTGAAGAATCCATGTTTCCACAAAAGCGAGTGCAACAATTCAAACCAGCATCTGGCACTGTTACACAACGCAAAGTTCAAAAAGCTATTGATGAATTTGTTGAAGCTTGTTTCGATGCAGAAGGCAACAAGAATGAGGCTCGCGAATACATGGCAATATCCGGCAAAGGTGATAAAAATTGCAAGTATTGTCCGTTCAAAACAGATTATGTGAATTGTCCTAAGGATGCTAGGATTCGTCAATAAAAATATTTATAATAGCAATATGGTTCGATATTCACATAAACATATTTACGTATACGGTTACGAGTTATCAAAGCGAGCTCCATATTATGGTTGGCAAAAATGTGAATATAGATTATGCACGGATACGGCCGGACCTAATAGCAAACAAAATAGAGCTTTATTAGAATCTATGCTTCGTATTGTTTGTGGACATATGCCAAAGGGTGTTAAATTTTTATATGAAAAGGCACAATGACAAAAGTAGCAGTTATAGGTAATACGGATTGGCAGAATAAACGCAAAGTGCAAGAAACCCTGCAAATGTTAAAAAGAAAGTTTCCGGATGATTTAACAATCATAGGAGCCGGCGGTAATGAAGGAGCTAATTCTTTTGTTAGGAAATTTGCACTAGAATTCGGAATGCAATATCAGGAATTCAATCCATCATTTTCTGGATATAATTTATACTCAGCAATGCCAGAATCATATTATGGCAAAAAGTATCATTTTAGCCAATTACATCATCGCATGAAACTAATTGCAGAGCATTGCAACTACATGATGATTATGACCAATGAAGCCGAATTAGATCCGGTTTTAAAAACAGCATACAACAATGTAAACAAATTAAAAAAACCAGTAGTTATACTTGGTTGATATTTATATTAAATAGTTATAAAGGAAGAATAAATGGAGTTACCAAAGTTACGAAAGATTGACCCTAACGCACCAAAGAAAAAGAAAATTCTATTACTATCAGATGATTTTCGTTTACCGAGCGGTATAGGTACTATCAGCAAAGAAATTATTTTTAATACCATACAACATTTTGATTGGGTACAACTAGGAGGCGCATTGCAGCACCCGGAAGCAGGAAAGGCTTTTGATGTGTCAGCTGAAGTAGCACAAATAACTGGTGTAGAAGATGCATCAGTTAAACTGATACCATATAATGGATATGGCGATAAAAATATTCTATTTTCACTATTAGAACAAGAACAACCTGATGCTATTCTGCATTTTACAGATCCTCGATATTGGATATGGCTGTATCAGTTAGAGCATGAAATTAAAACTACGTTTGGTGTTCCAATTACATATTATTCTATTTGGGATGATTTGCCATATCCAATGTGGAATGCGCCATATTATGGATCTTGTGATATGATCATGGGTATTAGCAAACAATCTGATAACATACACAAACAAGTTTTAACTCAGAACAGATTCAATGTTGTAGATTATGATGCGGGTAAATCAGTTCCAGCAGATTTAAAATGGAATGAAATAGTTACTGGATTTGTTCCACATGGTCTCAATCATAACACATTTAAGCCATTAGATCATACCGACGATCGATACAAACAAATGCACGCACAAATTAAACAAAATTCAGATGTTGATTTTGTTGTTATGTGGAATAACAGAAACATCAGAAGAAAACAGCCAGGAGATTTAATTTTAGCATTTAAACATTTTGTAGATCAGTTGCCAGAAGATCAGAAACTACGTGTTGCTTTATTAATGCACACACAGGCAGTAGATGATAACGGAACCGATCTTCGTGCGGTAGCATCAACATTGGCTCCTAATTGTAAAATTATCTTTTCTGAACAAAAACTTAATGCAGAAGACCTTAATGCAATGTATAACGTTGCTGATGTTGTAGTGAACATCGGTAGTAATGAAGGTTGGGGACTTAGTAGCACAGAAGCCATGTTAGCAGGCCGGCCTATTATCAACAATGTTACAGGAGGATTGCAAGATCAATGTGGATTTGAGGATGAAAATGGCGAATGGATACGATTTGATGGTGAATTTGCAACAAACCATAATGGTAAATACACAAAACATGGTATTTGGGCTAAACCGGTATTTCCTAGCAACCGATCACTACAAGGATCACCACAAACACCGTATATTTTTGATGATCGGGTTCGATTTGAAGATGTAGCAGACGCTATTATGTATTGGTACAAAATGGAAACAGCACAGAGATCTGCATACGGGTTACAGGGACGAAGTTTTTGTGAAAAAAATGGATTGACTGCAGAACAAATGGGTAAAAAAATGGTTGAAATGTTTAATTATTTATTTGAAGCAAAAACAGAATCGAGACCTAAATTTACTTTTAATCAAGTAGAACATAAAACATATCAACAAACAGGAATAGTAGCATAATGAGAACAGTAGTTATAGCAGGACCGGTACAAACGCAATCGGGTTATGGACATCATACACGTGAAATTGTAGAAAATATTATTGAACAGCGAGGTTCGGAATGGGATATTAAATTAATTTCATTGCCATGGGGACATACTCCGATGAATTATGAAATACCTACAGATTGGAAGTCTCGAATTGTTCCGCTTCCGTTACAAGCCCAACCGGATGTCTGGATTCAAGTATCAGTACCAAATGAATTGCAACGAGTAGGTAAATATAACATTGGTGTTACTGCTGGGACGGAGGGCGATAAATGTCCGCCACAATGGATTGATAACTTAAATGCATTAGACCTAGTAATTGTTCCAAGCGAATTCACTAAAACGGTATTTGAAAATACAGCAAAAGAATCTGGAAAATCAATTACATCTCGTATAGAAGTTATTCCAGAATACTTCAATGAAACGGTATATTCTAACAAATCAGAATCTGCGGTTAATGCAATAGAAACAATTCCACAATTAAACGATATTCCAGAAACTTTTGCATTTTTAGCAGTGGGACATTGGCTGCAAGGTCAATTAGGAGAAGATCGTAAAAATATTGGCGGAGTAGTTCATTGTTTTCTGAATACATTTAAGAACACAAAAAATATGCCGGCTTTAATTTTAAAAACAAGTGGAGCTACATATAGCGTAATTGATCGAATGGAAATGGAATCTAAAATCAATCAAGTACGTGCAATGTTTACAAAAGATCGATTACCAAACATTTATTTACTACATGGTGATTTGACTGATTCGGAAATGAATTCGTTGTATAACCATCCTAAAGTAAAAGCAATGGTATCATTTACTAAAGCAGAAGGATTTGGTCGTCCATTGTTAGAATTTTCAACTACCGCAAAACCAATACTAGCACCATATTACTCAGGCCAAGCTGATTTTTTAAAGAAAGAATTTATCTGTGCACTACCTGGAGCATTGACGCCTATACATCAGTCAGCACAAAATGATTTTTTAATTGCTGGGGCAAATTGGTTTACCACGGATTATGGATATGCGGGGAAAATGATGCAAGATGTGATTAAAAATTACAAAAAATGGGTAGATCTAGCAAAACGACAGAGATATTTTGTAAACAGCACATTTACTAAAACTGCCGTATCTGGGGTGTATAAGAACGTATTAAGCATCGCAGATGAAAGCATTAATAAGATACCAAAACCGGTAGAACTTAAGTTACCGCAGTTAAAAAAGATAGAATTGCCTAAGTTACAAAAGGTTGGAGAATAAAAAATAAATTCATACTATAAATTATATGAAAATAAGTTATGCAGTTACGGTTTGTAATGAATTTATTGAAATTCAACGGCTCATTACATTTTTACTAGAACATAAAAGACCACAAGATGAAATTGTGGTTCAGATGGATTTGAATTTAGATGATATAAACAATCAGCCAACAGATAAAAATGAAGTCTTTGCTTATATTATGAAACATCAAGAACATGGCCATATACGAGTTATATTTCATCCACTTAATAACGATTTTGCAAAATTTAAAAATCATTTAACTGATCAATGTTCTGGCGATTATATTTTTCAAATTGATGCAGATGAATTACCAGTAGAAAGTCTAATTCAAATTTTACCTGATATATTAGATAAAAATCCAGAAAATGAAGTATTCTTAGTTCCTAGAATTAATACAGTTGAAGGATTAACTGAGCAACATATACAACAATGGGGTTGGAATGTAAATGGATCTGGATGGGTAAATTGGCCTGATTATCAGTGGAGAATTTGGAAGCGTAAGCCTGAGATTAAATGGATTAATAAAGTTCATGAACGACTTGATGGATTTCAAACATATGCTAACTTACCACAAGATACTAGTTTAGCGTTATACCATCCAAAGACGATAGACCGACAAGAACGACAAAACGAATACTACGAAACATTATGATACCAAACTACGAACTTACAACAGATGGGGTTATTAAACAAATTAACGTTACTCCATTTAACTATGATACCGACTATTCAGACAGTAGATATTCAATTTTCAACGATCGCGGAAATATTTTAAATTTAAGATTAGGATATATTATAGGATCTATAGGACATGTTCCAAATTCCCTAATGGATGTTGGATATGGAAATGGGGACTTCTTAGATTGTTGTAAAGAATTTATTCCTAATCTATATGGAAATGATATTGTTCCAGCATATCCTTTAAGTTCAGACATTACATTTGTTGAAGATATAGCGTCTCAAGAAGTTGAAGTAATAACATTTTTTGATAGCTTAGAACATTTTCCAGATATTGAATGGGTAAAAGATTTGCGGTGTAAATATGTAGTTATAAGTCTTCCGTGGTGTTATAATGGATTAGATGATGTATGGTTTGAAACATGGAAACATAGAAAACCAGATGAACATCTATATCATTTTAATGAAGTTACGTTATACAACTTTATGAAACGTCAAGGATTTTCAATGATTAATTATTGTAATATTGAAGATAAAATTAGAAAAGACAAAACATTATCGCCAAACATATTAACAGCCTGTTTTGAAAAAATATGAGAAAATTAAATTTTTATAGTTTTCATAAAGGCATTGCAGAACATCGGTTTGATCATAATAATTCTATTGCACTACAAAATACATTATCAACTCAGTTTGAAGTTATTAGACATGAAGTAACTGGTGACGGTTCTTTTAAATTCCATGATGTTTCTATAAATCATGGATCTATTTTAATTTTTGAGTATGATGATACTAAAGAATTTAAAATATATGATTTTGGGGATCATCCTTCATTAACAGTGTTACTATGCACCAAACCTAAATTTGCCGGTGCTGTTGTTGGCCAGTATAATCCACAATATTGGAATAAAATCTGCACATCTACGAAAATTCGTAAATCTATTGTAGCCGGACCGTATCCAGACACAGTTTGGCAACTAGGTATTAATTATGATGTTGTACAAGAATTTAGAAAATCAAATCAGTTAGACACGAGACTATATTGGCGCGGTAGTTTATATAATCAAGGGGTAGATTCTAGATATTTAGGAGTTCGAAAAGCATTGGAATTACTGCCAAATTATTTAACAAACACTGAATTATATTTTGGAGCTGGCCCAATACCATATGATCAATATTTGCAAGAATCATTTAACTTTAAATTAGCATTATCAATTGGTGGAGGAGGTGGTGCTATTTGTGGTGATTTATGTTTTCGTGATATTGAAATGTTTGGTTTAGGAATTTCATTGTTACGTCCTAAATACGTAATAGAAACATCAGATCCATTGATACCTGACTTTCATTATATATCAGTAGATACTGAATTTGATAGTGAATTTAGATATTCAAATCCAGATTTATTAGCTCACGAAATTTCATATAAATACAAACATGTAATTAATGATACAGAATTAATCGATTCGATATCATTAAATGCTAGAAATTGGTATTTAAACAATATTTTATATCCTAATATTACCAACAATCTTATTCAATTATTAAATTTATGAATTTACATGAAATAACAAAATATTTTTATCCACATCGTATTCTAGATATCGGAGCAAATGTTGGACAGTTTTATCAGCATTGTTTAAGTCATTTCCCTGATAGTTTTATATTTTCAATCGAAGCTTCAGCAGATTGCGAACCATATTTAAAACAATTAACAACAAATTACTATATAGGATTATTAGCAAAAAATAATGAGGAATATAATTTCTATAGTAGAAAAGATACTGGTATTGGTACTGGTAATTCCATTTATCGAGAATTAACACATTTTTATTCAGATGAACAATTAAATGTTATTAAACAATATGGAATTCGATTAGATGACTTATTCGAAGCAGATTCTGAATTTGATTTGATCAAAATAGATACACAGGGGTCTGAATTAGATATAATAGAAGGCGGAATAAATTTGTGTAAACGAGCTAAAGGAATTTTATTAGAAGTTTCAATAACACAATATAATGAAGGTGCTCCATTATATGATGATGTTATAACATATATGAATCAAATTGGATTTCGTGCGGTAGAGATTTTAGATGAAGCTCGCAATCACGGATCGTATCAACAAGATATTTTATTTATCAATGAAAACTAATTTACTAATAGGTGCCATTAGTGGCAATTATACAATTCAAGATGTTAGCTCTTGGATTGAAACATCGGTATTTGATAACGTAGATCGTATATTACTATTATACAACGATAATGTTGAATTAGAAGAATTTCTAATTAATAATAATGTACAATGTATTAAACCAACTCATGATTTTTGGGGTAGAACGCAAGAATTTACTACAAATACCGGAACCATGAATTTAGCATCATCGTATACGCTTATACATAACATTAGATTTTATCACATATGGCAAGTTTTAATGCAATACGGTTATGAACATGTTATTATAACTGATATTCGGGATGTTTATTTTAATTCAAACCCATTTGATTCGTTAGAGCCAGATAAAATAACAGCAACATCGGAAATTATAACATATAATGAAGAACAATGGAATCAACAACATTTGTATGAAAATTTAGGATTCATTGGTATAGATTTGTTACTTAAATGTCCAGTATACAATGTAGGTGTATTCGGTGGTCCAGCAGATTTAATTAGAGATATATGTTCAGATATATATTTGTTATCAGCTGGAAAACCTAAGGTAGCGGATCAAACATCTTTTAACTACTTAATACAAACAAAATATAAGCACGTAACAAAATTTACAGATCTAAATGATCACTTTGCAGTTCATTTGCATGTAATTAATGCTGGTTTAGTTGAATTTGATTTAAATAATGTTTCAAAATATAAAATAGTACATCAATATGACAGAATCCAAAACTTTAAACGATAAGTATTCTATAATCATACCGTATAGAGATCGAGAAGCTCATTTACAAGTATTACTTCCTAGATTACAACAAGTCTTTACTGGTAAAGAGTATGAAATCATCGTATCTGAACAAAACGACTCAGATAACTTTAATTTAGCAAATACACAAAATGTAGCAGCACAATATGCTACAGGAAATATCATTGTGTTGCATCAAGTAGATTACTATCCAACTGATGATGTTAGTTACGAAATACACGATCAGCCAGTACTTCCGGCACGCCATGGCGTATTTGTTAATACCGATTTTACTAAACGGGACTACTATGATATTCCAGGCGGATATCGAAAATGGGAAAGTGGAATTGATGAAAATTTTTACGGTGGTGTAATCGTAATGCGAAAAGAACATTGGGATACGATCAATGGAATTAATCCGTTATATAAAGGTTGGGGCAATGAAGATGAAGATCTGCGAGAAAGATTTAAATGGGCTGGATATACTCCTGTACGTAATGAAGTTGGAACATACTATTGCCTGTATCATGAAGATAACGGAGATATTGCAAAGAAACCGCGAGAACATCAAGAAGATTTTATAACAGGTCGACAGATCTTTGCAAATGCATATGAATATAGACATCTGGGATATCGCAATGTAAAAGCAGATGTAGAAGAATATAATACTGGCATTGAACATGTTCGTTGGATAAAAAGTACAAATTATACGGTAAAAGATTAATGAAAGTAGAAGTGTCAGTTGGAGAAATTGTAGATAAATTATCAATACTACAGTTAAAAAGAAACAATATTATAGAGTCTGAAAAGTTAAAAAATGTAATCTCAGAATATGATTATTTATACGATATTGTATTTAAACAGTTAAATATACATGACTCGGATTTTTCAGAACTATTACATATTAACGGGATTCTTTGGGAAATTGAAGATAATCTCCGAGAAATGGAATCTCGTAAACAATTTGATGATACATTTATTGCACACGCTCGAAATGTATATATAATCAATGATAAACGAGCTGAAATTAAAAAACAAATTAACTTAAAATACGGTTCTACGTTTATAGAAGAAAAATCATATGAAAAATACTAAGTGTTTAATTGTTACTTGCGGATTTTTTGGAGATATTGCCTTTGCTGGATCTTTAGCTGAAAAATTACAAAGTCGGTACGATCAAATAGATTATTTAATTGGATTTCCGCAAATGTATCGGCTAATGTCTAATAATCCATTTATTAATAAAGTATACGTTTCTGAATTTCCTAGTCCGCACCCGGTATCCAGTATAGATCGTAATTCATACGATAAGATAATACAGTTGCAGTCTCTTAACTACGTAGTTACTCCTTGTGAGGAATATCAGATTACTGCTGGGATCGAGACTCCTAATTCAGAATATATGGTATATACTCAACCCGAATATGATAAAGTAGCACAGACACTAATTAATGATTTACGAGAACAATACGGAAAACCGGTTGTTGCATTGATGAGTAATTGGCAACCTAAAACATATTTGTATACAGAAGAACAATATAAACAAGGTATCGATGTTCCTAATTTAGGTTATGGGGGTAAACATCGAGATATTAACTTTATTGTGAACGGGATTCGAGAATATTTTACATTTTACGAAGTTGGTGTAGGTAATTTAAATCAACAGCAAACATCTAATATTGCAGAAGATGATAGTAAGTCATTGTTATTTGAGGCCTCCGTTTTGAAATACTGTGATGCGTTTTTAGGTACAGATGGCGGATTAGCAACAATTGCAGCTGGAGTTGGTACAAAAACTATAATTACTGGAGATTTTAATTTACAACTCTATGGTTGGAATGGGGTATTAAAAAAAATAGAACAACCAAAATTAGGTCCGGAGTATTATTTCCCAAAGGTTGGACATGTAACATTGAATCCTTATTATAATGATAAGCAAGTTATTGAACAAATTTTAAAAATTTTTAATTTAAACTAACAAAAGAAACACAAATGAAACAAAAAAACATTAAAGTCGCAATTACTGGTGTTAATGGATTTGTAGGATCCTGGCTAAAAAAGGAACTAGAAGAACATGGATATGATGTATACGGTACTGATATCAATGACGAAGTCGGTCGTAATTTATTAGACGAAAATAGTTTTAAAGAATGGATAGAAACTATTAATCCAGATATATGTTATCATTTAGCCGCACAAGTTGGTAGATTATTTGGAGAACAGGATGTTGTACATACGGTACGTCATAATGCTGAAATGACTACCATTGTTGCTAAACATTGCGGAGATATGGGAATCAGATTAGCATATGTTTCAACATCGGAGGCATATGGTGATCAAGGAGATCATATATGCGATGAATATGGTGAATTAAAATTACCACATAACTTGTATGGACTAACAAAACGATGGGGAGAAGAAGCAGCACAATTATTTGCTCCTAATAATTTGGTAATTGCTAGACTATCAATGCCATATGGCCCAGGAGTTCCCCCGGGTAAAGGAAGACGTGCGATGGATACCATGCTATGGCAAGCATATCATAATATGCCAATGACTGTGCACATTGGCGCTGAAAGATCATGGTGTTGGATAGGAGATACCGTGAGGGCACTTCGTATGATTATAGAACATCCCGAAAGTGGAATTTATAATATTGGTCGCGATGATGACCCAAGGCCTATGTCAGATATTGCTAAAATTGCATGTAAATTATCAGACAAATCTGAAGATCTTATACAAATGATCCCGGCACCTTCTATGCAAACTGTAGTTAAACGATTATCCACAGAACGTATTAGAAATTTAGGATGGTCTCCGGAGGTTGAGTTAGAAGAAGGTATATTACATGTACATGAGTGGATTAAAAGATTTGATGTTAATAGTGTAGAACATCCATAATTAGGTAACTATGAAAGTATCAATCGTAATACAGTATTATAACAGACGTTATCAGCTGTTAAATACTATAAAATCAATATCGGAAAGTAATAGTTACCAAGATATAGAAATTATAATAGTAGACGATGCATCTGATGATATTCATAAAATTGATGATTTGCCATCATATTATCCTGATTTAAATTTTAATATATTTTCATTTAATAAACAAGAAAAATGGTGGGGCTGCCCGGTGATTCCTATAAATAAAGGAATTGCCATGGCAACCGGAGATGTTATTGTGTTACTGTGTGGGGAATGTATGTTTGTCGGCGATATTATCTCGGATGTTTTAAACAGAGTTAAAACTAATGATTATTTAGTATATGCTACACTATCATTAACACCAGATGCAACACAAAAGTTAAATCTTATGTCATATGATGATATTGTTAGTAATCAATTTGTATCTGTAAATTTACCAGGACACACCGGTGGTTGGTATCAACATAGTTTGCATCGAAATACATGTTTTAATTTTTGTACTGCTATTACAAAAAAAGATTTAGATGATTTGGGTGGATTTGATGAAAGATTTGCATACGGTATGTCCCATGGGGATGATAATTTTTTAGATCGAGTTAAATTAAAAGGTATGAACATAATATCTATAGATTCGCCGATGACATATCATCAATATCATGACAGAATGCTATTTCCGCTGCAAACTAACAATCCAGTAGATGGAAATTTATTAGAAATAACAAGAACCGAATCTAACTACAGAGTAATTAATTCATTTAAATGAAAATAATCTATAGAATATCAGATACTGGTTACAATAAAGTTAAACCAGAATATATTAACAATGAAACTTGTTTAAAGAATTTTTGCAATGTATTTTTTAATTACATCCATGATATCTTAATTATAGCAGATAATTGTAGTGAATCTACGGTAGCCATGATTAAACGTTACATTGATCCGATTAACATAGAACAAGTATCTATAGGCCATGGCGCCGGTACATTTAATTTAGCATTGGATAAAGCTATAAAATGGGCAGATGATGAAATAGTTTATTTTGTAGAAAACGATTATTTACACAAATCGAATGCTGCGGATATACTAAAAGAAGGATTTGATTTAGGCGCCTCATTTGTTTCGGTATATGATCATCCAGACAAGTATTTAGATCCTAGTCTAGGAGGTAATCCTTATTGTGACGGTGGAGCAGAAGATACTCGTGTATATTTAACTAAATCATGTCATTGGAAGATTACAAATTCAACTACAATGACATTTGCTAGCAAAGTATCTACGATAAAACGTATCGAAACGATATTAAGGAAACATACTAATACTACACATCCAAATGATTTTCATATGTTTTTAGAACTACGTGATAATAACGAATTACTAATAACATCTATCCCAGGATATGCTACTCACGGGGAAACAGCTTGGTTATCTCCATTAACAGATTGGAATCAGTTATGATATCGGTAATAATACCTACGTACAAAAGTCCCTCGTTATTGAATTTATGTTTAGAATCAGCAATAACAGGCCAGCAAAATAAAAATCAAATCATAGTTGTCGTAGATGGACATTATGATATCAACAAAGAAGTTCTAGATAAATGGAAAGATTCTATCGATGTTTTAAATCTAGAACAAAACATTGGACTATGTCGCGGAACAAATTTGGGAGTGTATAATGCACGTTATGATAAAATTTTAATTGTTAATGATGACAATGTATTTCCTCGCTTTTGGGATACTACATTGGAAGATGATTGGGTACCTAACACTGTAATTACTCCTAATCAGATTGAGCCATATCCTAGTATGTTCAAACAATTTCATATAAAAGATCTTGGTCGTGTAATTAGTGAATTTGATTTAGAAACGTTTTGGTTATATGATTATCATTACGCATCCGGAGATAAGACAGAAGAAAGCGGCTCTACATTGCCCATATTTATGTCTAAACAAGATTTTATTCGAATTGGCGGCTGGGATGAAAATTATGAATTAGGGATGGTAGCGGATTGGGATTTCTTTTTGAAATGTCAACTCTCCGGTCTGAAAATGATTAGAACATGGAATTGCCATTTCTATCATTTCGCATCAGCATCTACAAATGGAGAAGCACGCCAACAAGCCGAATCAAAAGGACATGAGTATGCCCGGTATAAATGGGGTAGTTATATAAAACATAATCCAGAAAATAACTTGAAATATATCTAGTGTCATATTTATACTAAAGTTACCAAATACAGGCATCGTTATGAGAAAATGGAACTTTGATATGAAGAAAAATTATTACAGACCAACTCCAGTACGTTGGAGAAAATTAGGCGATGCGTTACTAGGTGTTAGCACTACTATTACAGGATTTGCTATTTATGAAAACGCTAAATGGGTAGCAATCGTAGCATTAGCAACGGGGGTAGTTGGAAAATTTTTAACAAACTTTTTCGGAGAAGAATAGTAATGGCATTAGAGTTATCTAAAATTAAGCAGGTTCCACTTAAAGAGTCACAGTATTTTAAAGTGGAAGCTAAGAAAAATCAAATCGTTTTGCATCACACAGCTGGAAATAGTTCCGGAGTAGCAACTATCCAGAATTGGGATAATGATGACAGAGGCCGAATTGCAACATGTGTTACGATATCAGGGGCTGGTAAAAATTCTGTAGATGGTGAAATTTGCCAAGCATTTTCCTCAAAACATTGGGCATATCACCTAGGTGTAAAACAAGAAGTATTTCGCGCCTATAAAGTTCCATATACGGAATTAGATAAACATTCTATTGGAATTGAAATTTGCAATTGGGGACAATTGGAAAAACGCGGAGATAAGTTTTATAGTTATGTGAACCGAGAAGTTCCTAAAGAAGCCGTTACTGAATTACCAGAGGCATATAAAGGTCACAAATATTTTCACCGATACACCGATGCTCAAATTGAAGCAGTACATGATTTACTTGTGTATTGGAAAACAACGTATAATATAGATTTAACGTTTAACTATGATCAGTGTTTTACAGTAAACACAAAAGCATTGCGAGGCGAAAATGGATTATACACACACAATTCATATCGAAAAGATAAAATTGACATATATCCATGTCCCAGAATGATAACCATGCTAAAAACATTGTAATGGAGACAATTAAATTGAAAACGACAGCTCTAATGACAGTACTTTCAGTAACCGGGACACTTGCATTTATAGGGAGTTATTTTTTTAACATGACAATGGATCATGCTGAACAATATCTTTCTTTAATATGTGTCGTGCTATTAGATGGATTTTTCGGAATTATTGCCGGATGTAAACGAGAAGGATTTCAAACTCGAAAAGCTTTGAAAGTTCTAGCAACGTTAGTAGTATGGGTCATGTTTATGACTGTGCTCTTAGCAGTTGAACATGGATTTAAAGGCACGGATTGGTTGAGCGAAACAATTCTTGTTCCATTCATTGTGTTTCAAATACTAAGCGCTTTAAAAAATGCTTCAATGGCTGGATTTATTAAAGCAGATCTTTTAAATTCTATTTTAGATAAAATTGACAAACATAAAGGCGATCGAGACACGCAGGTTTGATTGTAACTAGTATTTACATATATTAGTTATATGAGTTATAAACACATTGCACTATCTTTCTTATTATTCTTAATCGGACAAATTCTAGTTTGGATACAACTAAACGGACCTTTATTATGGGACTGGGCAAAAACATGGAAATGGGCTTTGATATTTATGGGGGTTCCTATAACATGGATTTTCATGGAAGCAACCTCAGCCATAGTTACTGGTTTTGGTGGACTATTCTGGCCCGGTCGATTTATTTCCTTTGTAGCCGGAATAATCATATTTACGGCAATGACATATCTATTTCGTGATGAAGCAATTAATCTAAAAACTACAATATCTTTATTATTAGCATTGTGTTTAATTGTTGTGCAGCTCTTTTGGAAAAGTTGATATTTATTCTAAATGATAACAGAATATAAAACTCATAGTACACTTAATCCAAAACTTTGGCATGAAGATAAATTAAAGCCGGGTTTACGATCGGCATTCATACGAATTGCTGAAGCATTTTATAAATTTCTAAATACACCAGGTGATGCTGATATTGAAGATATCATAATAATTGGCAGTAATGCAAATTACAATTGGACAGAACATAGTGACATTGATTTGCATATTTTAGTTAATTATCTAAAGATAGATAGTAATTATCATATGGTAAATGAGTATTTACATTCTAAAAAAAGTGTATGGAATGAAAATTATCCGTTAACATACAAAGGAATGCATATTGAATTATATGCACAGGACTCGCAGCAAGATATGCATTCATCTGTTGGCGTTTATTCTGTAATGCAAGAAAAATGGATACGAAAACCTAGTTCTGATATTGTTTCGGTGGATGATGCTGACATAAAATTAAAGGCACAACCATATGAGTACGAAATCGATCAATTACAACTAACTGATTCTAATATTGAACATAAAATACAAAACATAAAAAAGCGATTAAAGGTTTTACGACAAGTTGGATTAGAAGCAGAGGGCGAGTATTCTATAGAAAATATGGCATATAAATATCTAAGAAATCGAGGATATATAGATAAACTCAAAGAATTAGAAAAACGATCAACTATTAGTAGCTTAGCATTAGAACATGTTATAACAGAATGGACTGTTCAAGATACATACGTTAAATCTAAAGAAAAGATAAACCGTTTTGTATCAGCAATGAAGACCGAAAAAGATGAAACCAAAATGGCACTAGCAATGCTATTACAGTATATTAACGGAGAAAAATTATCTTCTGAAGAATGGAAGTGGATTGGTAATCAAATGAAAGATGTTGTTAAGATTTTAGGATTAACAACAATGGCTGTTGCGCCCGGAGGCAGTTTAGTTGCATTACTAGCAAAGGCACTAAAAGCAGATAAATATTTATTACCATCATCTCTACAAAAAACAAAAGATCAGCCTGATGATGTAACTGAATCTCTTATTTTACATGTTACAGGAAAAAAACAACTTCAAGCTCCTGATTGGAAACGAATCATACAAAAAACCAATGGCGTAATGGATTCGATGGGACAATGGAAACATCCGGGACGTTGCACCATGATACCAACCCAGGACGGTGCAATAACAATGCAAAATGTAGCACACCCAGTACTCGGAATAGATAACACCGGCCATATGCAAATGATGCAACCAGAACAGCAATATCAATTTCCCGGTAAGTTAGTATTCGAAATACCACATACAGCACAATGGCAAACTATGATAATGCAACTACAAAACGCGGTGAAAAATGGATCAAGATACAAATAAAATAGGATTGGGTAGCGATATCAAAAAAATAACTAGTGCAACTGGTTTAGATCAAATTGCAAAACGCATAGCACAGATTCTAGATGAAGATTGTGGATGTGATGATCGAGAAGCTTGGCTGAATGAAAAAACTAAAAATTGGCCCATGTATAAAAAAAGGATAAATAATGGCGATAATAAATAAGACAGGAATTGGCGAAGGCAATTTAATTGAAGCAGAACACATAACGCGTATTATCGATGCATTAACTAGTGTCAGTACTGATACAGTTTCAGCCACCGGATCTTTCTCTGGGTCTTTTAAAGGAGATGGCTCACAGTTAACAGGAATTACTGTGACTAATGCAACATCGGCATCATATGCTGCTACAGCAAGTTTTTTAACAGGAACAATTAGTTCGGCATCATTTGCTTCTAGCGCTAGCTATTTAACAGGTACAGTTGAGTCTGCATCATTTGCTATCACAGCTTCATATGTTAATCCACTTAATCAAAATCTTATCATAACAGGCTCTTTACAAACATCTGGATCTAGAGTTAGGAGATATCGTGTACTGAATATTACCGATTCGGATATTACACCTTTTGGCGGACAAACTATTACATCTACAGATGATGTGATATTAATTGTAGATGAAACACTCAGTGCGCCGGTACCCACTGAATGTACTATTGATATTACTACATTTTTGAATAGTACCCCAGGTAGATGTGTAGAAATAGTTAGAATACAAACGACCGGTACCGGCGCCGGAATGGTTATTGGAGCTGCTACGATGACAGGTGCAGCACTGATGATAAATAACCAATCCGAAACCAATGGTAATCGAGCTATTTGTTCCACCGTTGGTGATAGTGTAATACTAATGGCATTAGGAACACCATTAACCGGAAGTATGTGGGGTGTCGGATATTGATGTTAATAAACCGTAAATTATCTGTAGGACCATCGACGTTACATAAATTTGGTTTATTTAGTAATGAATATATTGCTAATGGAGACATAATAACACAATCACCAGCAATCGTTTTTCCCATCGGAGTTGAATATCCAAATTTATTACAAAAATACATGTGGGCATTTAATGGTAAAATGATGATTGCTTTAAATTATTTAAGTTATATAAATTCATCGGATGATCCTGTAGCTATAGCATCATACTGCGATGATCGTGAAATTATAACAATAACAGCTGTTACTGATATACAGCCATATGAAGAAATAACTTTAAAATATTTATAACAAATATTTATATAAAATAAGTATTTAGCAGGAAATTAGTAAATGTCATTGATCAGTAAAACAGGTATCGTTACCGGTCAGGTAATTCAAGCAGAACATGTAACAAGAATTATCGATTCCTTAAACGAATCTGGTTCCTTTTCTGTAATTGCCACCGGATCATTTACTGGTTCATTTGCTGGCGACGGATCACAATTAACCGGTATTGTTACAGACAGTGCTTCATACGCAGCAAATGCCAATCTATTAAATGGATATTCAAGTTCATATTTTGCTACCACCGGCAGCAACACATTTACCGGCACACAAACTATTAATGGCAATGTTAATATCAACGGTACGGCTTCTATTGCATTTTTAAATGTAACATACGAATCTGCGTCCGTAATATATTCATCCGGAAGCAATCAGTTTGGAGACGCTGTTACTGATACGCAGACACTAATCGGAACAGTAATTGTTAGTGGTTCTTTAAACGTAACCGGCAGTGCAAATATACCAAGCATCACCGGATCATTGCTTGGAACTTCAAGTTTTGCTGTATCAGCATCGGTAGCACAAAATGCAATTTCTGCATCATATGCACCTAATTCAGTAACTGCATCGTTTGCTGCAACAGCATCATTTATTACAGCATCTGGAGTTTATGGGCCTTTTGGTGCTAGTAGCATTACGTCGGCTTCATATGCAGCCTCCGCATCATATGTAATAGGCGGCGTAGATCCATTCCCATATACCGGGTCTGCAGAAATCACCGGATCTTTAGGCGTAACAGGTAGTGTGAATGTTACTAGATTAGGCGTCGGTGCAATAGGTAGCAGCACGGTACCATTGGATGTGAGAGCACAAGGTGCGTTAAGTACCGATACTGCATTTAGAGTTAGGAACAGCACAGACACAGCTAATTTATTTTCAGTATCAGGAGATGGAACATTTAGTTTTGATACACAAAATGGCTATCCGGCATTTCAAATATATTCAAATTTTGTTAACCGAACATATATGTTTGGTACTAATGTGTTAATTGGCGGCGGATTAAGTACTAATAGGTTATCATTTGCCCCGTTAGAAGGATTCGCTGGTACATTTTATCATTATGGATTAAATAGTTTCGGAGAAACCGGATTATCCGATGTATATACTAGTTTTCAATTACGAGATCAATTCACTACATATTTTTATGCAAGAAACGGACGAAATTTATATTTAAGTACCAATCCAAACACATCCGCAAAATCTTGGAGTAAAACTTTTTGGATCGAAACTGGCAGTGCCCCAACAGAAAATTTAGCATCACATGTTGCAATTTATTCTGCCACGTCGTCAGCTGGTACCGCATCAATACATTTCCGAAATGAAGCGGGCCACGTGGTTAAACTATACACGCAAGGCCCAGTTTCGTCATCTCAGGGTATTGCAGACGTATTAACTAACCTAGGCCTTTTGTCAGGTAGTTCCGTTGTAATAGATGTTAGCGGATCTGGAACTGCATTTCCATACACCGGTTCTGCTGGCATAACAGGTAGTTTGAATGTTGTAGGACCAATTACATACGGCCCAGAAACGCAAACATTACATACTACCGCAAATGCAATAGTCACAACAGCTGGATCATATACTTTATATAGTTTACCTACAGGATCATATGATTCATTGCATATAGAATACACTGCAAAATCCGGGTCTAATGCTCGAGCGGGATACATTGTTACGGTTTGGAATCAAGCTAATGCCTCATACTCAGAAGTATCTACTACGGATATCGGAGACACAACGGCAATGCAATTAACAACATTAATATCAGGAAACACAATACTATTTACCGGATCATTTGCTACTGACAATTGGACGGTAAAATCAATTATACGAGCAATATAGTTTATAAACATATTTATATAAAATAGGATAAAGAAAATGGCAAATGAATTTGTAGTAAGGAATGGGTTAGTTGTAATTGGAGACTCGCAGTTAACTGGATCTTTAAATGTATCGTCTGGAGTAACAGCATCTCTATTTGGAACAGCAAGTTGGGCACAAAATGCCATAACTGCATCATACTTCTCTGGTAGTATTACTAATTCGGTTAGCGCTAGTTATGCAGAAACTGCTTCTTATGTTGTTAATTCAGTTTCTGCTAGTTTTGCAACAACATCAGCAACTGCAAGTTATGTTCTTAATTCAGTAAGTTCTTCATTTGCAACAACGTCGGCTACTGCTAGTTATGTATTAAACGCAGTTTCATCTTCATTTGCTACCTCAGCAGCTACAGCAAGTTACGTATTAAATGCCGTTTCGGCATCCAGAGCAACTTCTGCTTCAAGAGCTGATTCAGCACTTAGTGCTAGTTTTGCCACAACAGCTACAACTGCCTCATATGTACTCAATGCAGTAAGTTCTAGTTTTGCAACAACGGCTTCGTATTTAAATACATTAAATCAAGATTTAACTTTTAACGGTAACTTAACACTAAATGGCACAGCATCTATTGCTTATTTAAATGTAGTATATGAAACAGCATCGGTAATATACTCTTCTGGATCCAACCAATTTGGTGATGCGTTAAATGATACACAAACTTTAATTGGTACGGTACGTGTTAGTGGGTCATTAAATGTAACCGGAAGTCTCAATGCACCTAGTATCACAGGTTCTTTATTAGGTACTTCTAGTTGGGCGAATAATGCTGTAACCGCATCATATGTATTAAATTCAATAAGTTCTTCATTTGCAACTACCTCAGCTACCGCATCCTATGTTTTGAATGCAGTGAGTTCAAGTTTTGCCAGCACAGCATCTTCAGTAAACACGCTTAATCAAAATGTTAACATAACAGGTTCGTTAATTGTTGGAGAATCTCTCAATGCTGGAGTTAAAACAACTATAAACACTGGTGTTACTATACTATATAGTTTACCAACCGCAACCTATGACGGTGCATTCTTTGCTTACACTATTCGCTCTGGTTCGAATGCTCGAGCAGGACATATTATAGGTATGTGGTCAGGATCTGAGGCTAGATATGCAGAAACTACTACTATGGACTTTGGATCAACCTCAGGCTTTGTATTAGGTATGAGTGTTAATGGATCTGACTTGATACTATCAGCATCAGCTCCGTCAAATGGATGGACTATCAATACCATCGTAAATAGTATTTAATTTTTTTTAAACCAATCTTGGATAGGGAAAAGATATGGCAAATGAATTTCGCATAAAAAATGGGTTTGAATCCCAAGGTAATTCCAATATCACCGGAAGTCTTATTGTAACAACAGGTGTAACTGCGTCATTGCAAGGTACAGCAAGTTGGGCACAAAATGCAATTACCGCTTCATTTATAACCACAGCTCAAACTGCTAGTTATGTTCTTAATGCCGTTTCAGCTTCTAGAGCAACTTCCGCATCACGTGCTGATTCCGCACTTAGTGCAAGTTTTGCCACAACCGCAACTACGGCTTCATACATCCTAAATGCAGTAAGCGCTAGTTTTGCTAGTACAGCATCATTTGTAGCAAATGCATTTATACAAGGTGGTAATAGTTTTGGTACTGCTGCTATTCTAGGTACTAATGATACACAAAACTTAAACATAGAAACTGCAGGATCAACACGTATATTTGTATCAAGTTCTGGTCAGGTTGGTATAGGAACAACTGCACCTAGAGAACAATTGGGTATTGCTGGCAGCGGAATGCGTATAGAAATATCTGCAGGTAGCGAAGCTAGTACTATAAGACAAACAAGTTTTCATTCTACACTCTACTTAGCTTCTAACTTGTATTACTCAGGTTCAACAGCCCCAGAATCTAATTCATATTACATACTAGATAGCGGGTCCAATCAACGAGGTGGTAATTTATTTTATATAAAAACTAATGGTGCCGCAGGTGCTACACCTAGTTCTGGATTCTTTTTCTATACCGCTCCTACATCATCCGGAGCAAACACATTAGCAACATTAACAGAACAATTTAGAATTACACCAGGAACTGCATCGTTCTCTAATAACAATGTAGGTATTGGAACAACAACTCCAAATGCTAAACTTCAAGTAGCTGGCAATATTACAGCTACATCTGTAACTGCATCACTACAAGGTACAGCAAGTTGGGCAAATAATTCAATAACCGCTAGTTATGTTAATACTGCTGAAACAGCAAGTTACGTGTTGAATGCAGTATCTAGCAGTTTTGCAACTACCGCTAACACAGCATCATATGTTTTAAGTGCAGTGAGTTCAAGTTTTGCTTCAACAGCAACAACCGCATCGTATATACTCAATGCAGTATCTGCATCTTTTGCTACATCCGCATCTAGAGCAGTTTCAGCATCTAGATCTGATTCTGCTTTATCATCTAGTTTTGCCAGCACGGCATCATTCCTAAATACCACTACTAACGCTTTCATTCGAGGCGGTAATAGTTTTGGCACAACAGCTTTATTAGGAACTAATGATACACAAGACCTAAATTTAGAAACCAACGGATCCGCCAGAATATTCATCTCCGGATCCGATGGCGCGGTAGGTATCGGTACAGCTGCACGAACTGATGCTAGACTAGGAATTTTAGAAACAGCAAAATCATATACCGTATATGCAAATAACGGTACCGCAAATGGTACTGCGGTATTTGGATTTGCACAAGCAGGCAGCGGCACTATGGTCGGTGTTTTAGGTCAAGCAACTGCCACCGGAGCGACTATTAATATAGGTTTAGAAGGCGTAGCCGGATCTGGAACTAATAACTATGCTATACGATTACAAGATGGTACGCAAGGTATTGGTAAAGTTTTAATTTCACAAACTGCAGATGGTGCTGCAAATTGGGGTACTAGACTAACGGGTAACTATGAAATTACTGGTTCATTAATTGTGACGGGTGGAATCACCGGATCGCTATTTGGAACAGCATCATGGGCTAGTAATGTTGTTTCTGCATCATTTGCCTCTACCGCATCATATGTATTAAATTCAATAAGTTCTTCATTTGCTACTAGTGCTTCCAGAGCAACTTCCGCATCACGTGCTGATTCAGCACTTAGTGCAAGTTTTGTCACAACAGCAGCTACGGCTTCATACATCCTAAATGCAGTATCAGCATCTTTTGCAACTTCCGCATCTAGAGCAGTATCTGCTTCAAGAGCAGACTCAGCACTTAGCTCTAGTTTTGCAACAACAGCAGCTACTGCTAGTTATGTACTAAATTCGGTATCAGCATCATTTAGTAACACTGCTAGTTATGTTAATACACTCAACCAAAATGTTAACATTAATGGAACGTTAAACGTATCAGCATCTGGAGGTATAAAAAGTTTAACCGTTGGGAACAATCATCTTGTAGTTTCTAGTTCCGGAGGCGTAGTAATCGGTGCGCCTAACCAATGGAAGGCCTCGACTAGTTTAACAGTTTCAGGATCTGCTGGATTAATTGCATCTACTGTTAATACCGAAGGCCCACTCCTTAATATACTAGGTGATTCTACGTTTGGCGACTACTACTCGAGGTTTAGCATTACTAAACAAGGTACCTCTGGGACATCTGCTCTATCTTTGATAACATATGGTACCGCATCGACTGCGGTATCTGCCGACAATCTTGCTGTAAGTGGCAATGTAGATATACAAGCAACACCAATTGGTGGTTCTACAACATCTGTACCTAAAATGTTTATTGGTACTGGAAATGAGTCTGATTTATATTTGTATACTAACTTTTCAACAAAAATATTTATTTCAGCATCAGCATCTAGTAAGGTTGGAATTGCTACAACTTCGCCGAAAACGACATTAGATATATCCGGTTCATTCTCTGGAGGTTATCGAACTATCGGTGCCGCGGTATTAACCGGCCAAACCGGAAAGCAAACGTTTGAAACGGATTATATTGTAACATTTACCGCTAGCGGAGCGGGAATTGGGTTCAAAAATGCAATTGTATTACCAGACCCCCCAACAGTAGGTCGTGTAGTGATACTTCAACGAATTTCCGGAT